AGGTTTGAAATGAAGAGCATATATGATAATAGCTTTCTTCGTTTTCCTCAGTTCCATTATTGTAATCTTCTCCTCTAAACCACCAATGACTACAACCGTCCCATTTTGCGAATACTTCACTATGAAAAGACCATTCTAAAGGTTCGTTTGTTTTTCCATCCCAACTTTCACACATATAAGTAATCCCTGAAAAAATATCTTCGTCAGGTTGCTCAAATTTTGCTATAACCATATCATTATTATCTTTTAAATAATATATTTTACTCACTCTTTATCAACTCCTTTGAGTTCTTTGATTTTGTTTCTAAATCTACTTATTTGCCCCATTGCGTGTCCTTGTTCTGCACTACCATATTTTTTATAATATTCATAATCTTCGTCCATAAATTTTTCTATTTCATTTATGATATTATTTAATCTTTCTATTTCTTGTTGAAAATATTTATT